TTTCTGAGTCGGTTGACGTGCCTGTAAGTTTATTGCCCGCCACTGTGGCGGACAAGGTGATGCCTACATAAATTTGAGGGAATCCTGCAATAGCAATTTTTGGAGTAAAGGCCTCGTGACTTATGATTGCTATCCTAGTTCCATCATTATACCACGACGTGATGTTTTGTGCGACATCGGTTGAGCTAGATATTGTCTCAAATATGAAACCGTTCTGCGCACCTTCAACCACTGTGGCCGGTGGTCCAACCAAGATATTACTTGCGCCATTGTTGAAATACAATTGTTGTGTGTTGGAGTCAATCCATAGGTCTCCTGCTATCAGTCCTGTCGGAGTGACACTGGTGTAGCTTACCCCGCTGGATGGTTGAAAACTGGTGCCTGTGTAAACTTTTAACCTTCCGCTTGACTCGTCATACCAGAGCTGGCCTTTTATTGGTTTGGCAGGCGCGGTGGTGTTGCTGAAATTCTCCAACAAGTGTAGGAAATTTTCCGCTATGACCTCTCCATAACCCGCATATCCTTTGCCCACGAATGACAGATCTGTCTGCGTGTTAAGAATAGAATCCTGCACCACATACTGATTTGGCGACGCTGCAGTGTTGACCTTATTGACTGTGTATGGCATCTATTTTATTCCGTGAATGTTGTTAACGACTGAATCCTCAACGTGTAATCAATTTGTATCAATCTGTTCAAACTTTTTTGTATGGGATGGAATATCACATGTGTCAACAATTTGTTGGATGTGCTGTTTTCTGCACCTTCCCATGATACCAATCCTAATTCGTCGAAAACATAGTCGCCATTGAAGTTGGTTGTGTTGTCAAAGGCCTCTTGGTTGGTCGGTTCACCGTAGTCCAAAGTACACGTGGCCACTATGTCAGTGTACTTGTTGCCCGCTGTGTGCCTGATCTCTATTTTATTCCTCGTGGTATCCTTGTTGGTGGCGGAGTTGTTATCGATCACTTTATAATATGTCTTATTGTACAGTGTGGCGTTGGTGCCAGTGGTGTTGGGTGTCAAGTAGGTTATTATTCCTGTGGCATCCACTGTGGTGCCACCGTTTCCAAATGCCATCTCATGAATGAAACCCGATGTCTTGTTTGCCAGGCTGCTGGCTAGTCCTATGCTCATGTTCTCATAGTGTATGGCGTTTCTCTTGTCCACTATAACTTCACCTGTTTTAGGATCCCATATTTTTATATGCCCTTCGACTTTCACTCCGGACTGGTCCTGTGGCTTTTTTGTATCGTTTTTCATGTTATTTTCTTTGATTTCTTGTTCTGTCATTGCGTTGTATTTATTCAGGTGCATTTGTTGGTTCTCCTGATAGGAATTGTGCTTGGTTAGTTGTTGATTTTTGCAAGCCTTTGCCGTTGGCTGCAGTGCCTGTGCCCGCCGTGTACCAAACCCTGCCTCGTTTCTGTACCACTTTTACCTCAATCTCTGCCACGGGTATCTGGGCAAGCGTTATGTTCGCAGTGCTGCCGTCGATCGTAAAGTTCAGTGTGCTGCCATCATCGCTCACGTATGGTAATCTCCTGCCCCCTACGAAAACATCTAACTCATATGGGGTGGCCGGGGCCAATGAAGTTGGGAAGGTGCTGGTGCTTCCATCACTTGTTGTTGTTTTGGCATAGACTGTCTCTGCATATGGCACTGTCTGTGATGCTGATGCATCAACAACATGGGCGCCAGAGGCATGATTTTGCAAGGCCGTGCCCAGCGTTGCTCTCCTAAGCTGGGATAGAGTGTTGCCAGATTTTATAAAATATTCTATTCTTTCTTCTCCAATGAATATTACTCCCGGCACTGTTCCAGCCGGAGGTGATGCTAACCTGCTTCCTTCAGCAACAGTTATCGATGCTGAAGTCAAACTCACGGCCTCGGCTAATTTCGTTGTGCCATGTGCGCTGATTCTTTTGAAGAAATTTCTATTCAGCATGTCCTTGAATATTCTAAATCCAATGGCGTTCATCGCGCCTTCCACTGCAAAGTACATAACATCTATCCTGTCGGCAGATGTTAGTGTCACTCCGTTTATTTTTAAAGTTTTTGGATTGGGGAAGTAATTCGCGCCTGTCAAGAAGTTGTATCCATGTGTCAGTGCTATCCCATTCAACCAAACAAATACATAATTGCTGTTGAGTGGTGTGGCCTGCAAAGTAAATTCTCCCAACCCGTTGCCTTGGAATATTTCTCTGCGTTGGTTCATGCCCACTGCGTTGTTGAAAGTGGTGGCGTCAAATGTGGCGCCCGCGGTCAGTGCTATGCCATCCGCTGACAGCTGTGACGGCTTTAATATGATGTCATTACCTGTGTTATAGTAATGATTATTCAATAAAACGGAAACTGCTATCACGTCCGAGCTGCCCGGAGACGCCACGAATATGACCTGCTGAGCGCCAATGTCCACTGTGTAATCTGTGAAAAGATCTTTCTTGGTGCCATTTAAATAAACCTCCACCTGGCTGGCATCGGTCACCGTGTTTGCCGGATCTGTGCCAAGGCTATATGTGGTGGTGCTTCCATCGCCAGCATAATATGTGTTGTCCGGGCCTCTCAATATCTTGCCTCCAAGTTGTATCATGGTCAGTCCTGAGTAAGGGCCGATGGCGCCTGGAGGATATGTTAAAGTTATTCTATTGGTGCTGCCATCATATGTAAATTGTTCAGATCTTATCTCTGCCTGTGCAACGCCGCTGCCTGCTGGTTGATTGAACGCAGCTATCTGGATAGACTTGCCTGACGCTGGAGGATTGGCCGTTGATCCATCACCGGTGTGCAAAGTAATTGTAATCAATTTACCTGTCACTGTGTAAGTGTAATTGCTGGTGGGGACCCCGTCCACCGTGACATAAAGCTGACTCATAGCACTGTCCAACTGGAACGTTTCTCTCGCTGACGTTGTGAATGATACTGTTGATCCATCGCCTAAAAATGTATTCAACACCATATAATTTTTGCCTGATATGGCAAAACTTTTTATAGATATTTTTTGACCTGCCGATGGCTCAGCAGTGAATGTAACTGTTTGGTTTGTTATGTCTACAATGTGTGTCGACGCTGTGCTATCCCCGGCGTCTTCCGATTCCAGTGTAAGGCCATCCAATGTGACAATGACTGACGCCTGTGTGCCCGGAGCTTGGCCGATATCAAACACTCTAGTTGATCCATCGGCTATGTAATTTTTTGTAACTATAAAAGGCACTCCCGATTCTGGTGCTGTGTAGACCTTGATATCCACTGTGTCAAACATTGATCCAGGTACATTCTCTTCTGGAGCATAACTTGTGTCTGGCGTGACAAAACCATCGCCCTCCAGTATCACGTCACTTGGCGCTATACCAACTGCGGAACCAAATAATCCTCCGCTTATCAGGGTGTCTAGCGTTCGGTCATCTGTGGGCGTCAACACTCCGTCATCATCAAATGGTATGAATTCTACTTTATCACCATTGCCAACCACCGAGCTGTCATCTGGGATCACTGTGAATGTCTTGGTCGATCCATCTCCCCTGAACACCAGCGAGGTTTGCCTGATGCCATTCACGTACACGGTGTACACATCCGTTGCCAACGGGGCGGTGGCAAAGGTGAATGCAGTGCTGCTTCCATCACCATAAAAAGTCTGCACCCTGCTGAGCCCGTAGTTGTCCCACGGTGCCTCATACCAAAGTGACCTGTCCCATCCTTGGCTGCTGTTGAAGGCCAATCCGGTTACCATGACCCCACCATAATCCACTCCGGTCATCAACTGTGAAAGCTCATTGCCCGGCATGCCTGTGGAAGGACTATAAAGTCCAAGGGTTCTCTCTGCTGCAGTAATATATGGTTCATCTCCCCTTAATTTTAATAGATTATCCAATCCGTCATTGAAATCTGCAGTGCTGGTGAAACCTGTGATCACCTTATAAAAATTGTTTCCACGACGCAACAGGTCATTGTAAGCATACGCAGTTGACTCGGCCCACTCTAAAATCGTTGCTGTGCTTTTCACTCTGTCAAATTTGATGATTGTAGATACATCTCTAACCAGATCATTCTGTAAATTTGCATAGGCCTTGGCAGTGTCTGCGGGCGTTGAGCCGTCCGCGGCTCCTCCTATCAGCACCACTGTTGGAGTGGCAGTGTAATTGGATCCAGGGGTCAGCACTGTTATTCTGCTCACTGACCCGTTTCTGATAGAAGCTATGGCCGTTGCCTGTGTGTTTCCCGCTGCAGAGTATAAGATATATCCTGCCGGCCTATCGGCTATAGCTATGTTTTGATCCAATAATGGCATATAGAATTCAGTGCCTGCATGCTCGGCAAATGTGAAAATTTGGCTTACTCCAGAACCACCTGCCAAGATATCCGCTGATTCCGCATCTGTCTCGGAAGTGTATAGAGGATAGAAATATCCATATTCTCCAGACGTGTCTCCACTATTGCTTGTTCCAAGCAAAGCGAATGGACCAACGCTGGTTGTGGTACCTCCAACTAGTATGACCGTTGGAGCAGTGTCGTAACCACTGCCACCATTTGTTACTGTGATAGTTGACACATATTTCTTATGATTGTCTCTCCAGAAGCGATAAGGATATTGCGACAATGTTGAGGTGTCAGTGCTGGTGTTGATGTTTCTAATTCGTGTTCCATCATAGAAAGCTGGCAAATCAAAATCTGTATAGATTCCATCCTGCAACTCGGTGCCTGTGAAACCTAATTTGTACTCTCTTATCTTTGTGTGGAAGGGTTTGACTTCGTTTATATAACTCTCCACATAATCATCTGTACCTATCTTGTATGTTTTTCTTTGATCCAGGGGTCTCAAACTGTTTGTCACATTGATGAATGAAGTTTTAAATAACCAGTCTACATAAAGCTGCTCTTCCAGAACTCTTCGCAAACCAATAAAAAATAAATTATTGTATTCTACTTTCAAATCACCAACAAATATATCGTCTCTCAAAGCAGTCAGTATCTTTTTCGTTTCAATCGATGGTTGTTGATCAAAAAAGTTATTATCAAACGGGTCTCCATCTTCGAAACCCACATTGTTGATATCGTAGTTGTAAAGTGCATTGCTCAGTTGAATGGTGCCGTTCTGTGTGGCGCAATTTTTAAATCCATCTGCTGTTTTTAAGAATATCTTCCACCCGCCTGTGTCTGAATTTAAGATTTTTACATATTTTCCTGCATCTAGATCTCTCAGCGTGTCCAGTTGATATTGGAAGCTCAGCTGGCGATCAATAATCACATCACTGTCTATTCCTGTGTCATACCAATCCACAAAACTGTAGTAATTGTTTGTTTTGTAGGTTTGCACTTTAAATCTGTTCCATTCGGTACCATTCCAGTTGTATATGGCCCAGTAGCCTTTGCTGTTTTGCTCATCTGCTCTGACCAATGCATTGATTGATCCACTGATATCATTTGTGTTGACAAAAGTTAGATCCGCATAATTATCAACTGCAATGTCCCATTCTCCAGAGGTCGGCAGCGGCTCTGGATCTGCAGAATTAAGGTTTACAAAATTTATACTGTATGCCAGTTGATACTTACGTAGAACTGTGTTGCTGTAGTTTATGATCTGTTTTAGTGCGGCGAACCTGTCCTTGTACCAACTCTGCCTTGGTCTGATATTGTTGCCGTAGCGTTGATTTAGAGGCAAGGCTAGATCAGGTACCTCGTTGCCTATATCATCCTCTCCTATAAGGCTGTCCCACCATTTCTTTTCAACTTGCTCATTGGGCCTATCGTCCTTGTCGCCCTCTTTGAAGATTTTCCAAACTGTGTGGACATCTGATTCGTTCTCGTTTTCTCTATAATTTATGTTAAGAACTGTGTTCCGATTGACCAAGCTATCTCTCACATTGAAAGTGATGATAGAATTTCTATCTGATATTGTGAAATATTTCACTCCACTGCCTAGAGGATTTGTTATAATGTTGGCAATGTATGCAGTTGTATTTTTCCTTGCAGTCGCTGATACGTTTCTTGCAGGCAAGAATACTGAATTCCTTACCCAGAAATAATAATGGTTGAGGAAACTGTCCGAGTTGGCGTCATATTTTTGTTTCACCGTGAGAACAGTGTTGTCCGGATGCAGAGGATTGCCCGATATTCTCCTTGACAAGCCTTCTGTGGTGTCGGCTCTTATGGCCCATTCTGACGGCAATAAAGTAGATTCAACCCATTCGTACACATTTATATTCGAGCCTGGAAACAAATTACCCCAATTTTTAGTTTTATGTTCTTGTCCTCCTTGCTCATACCATACCCATCTAGCCTGGCTCATATCCCACCAAACCTCCCCAACATGCTCCTCACCCCAGGCAGTGTTGGTGCTGACAGTTTTTCCTGCGGTGCCAACAGTATAGATAGCTGGATCCCATTCTGTTTTATAATTAATTTCTCTATCGGCCAACCCTAATATCCTGCCTTTTATCGGATCATAATAATCCAGATAATCTATAATTTCATTTTTAGCAGTGTCAAATATAAAAGCAGATTCGATCTTGCTGCTGTCTACAAGTTCTTGTTCCGTAACTTGGGACTGCCATGCATATTGACCGGGTGTCTTTAGGTCATATATGGCCACAGATCCATTATTGGTACCAAGTGTTGATCCATCATCTTGTAAAAGAGAATCGCCGGGTGCCCCGACATAGACACCAGTATCAGTGACACATACTCCTTTTCCGAAATCGTCGTTGGTGCTGACACGATCAGTAATCAATTTCTGATCTATCACAAACTTGTTGTTGTATTTGGTGGCTGTGAAAGCTCCACCCGATCCTATATTTAGATCCACTATCCGAGTGTCTTGCAGATCCAAGGTCGTAGATCCGTTGTCAAATTTCATCACTCTCTCGTTGCTAAAACTTTCTGCTCCTATCACTAATCTATTAGCGGTATGATTAATACTCAACGATGATCCAAATCTCATGTTGGTTTTATTTTCTGGAGCCGGTATAGTCTGTTGCAATGTGTAAGTGTTTGTGGAGGCATCTGCGTTCCATTTGTAATAATACACTGCTCCCGCATCGTCCTGTGAGTTATTGTCAAATCCAGAAGCTGACACAATAAGGGTAGTGCCATCCTTGCTCATTGCTATGCTGTCTCCAAAATTTAATTCATTAGAACTACCGTCTGTGCTCACGCCAACTAGAGTCTGTCTATGTGTGAATATTAGTGTTGTGCTTCCATCATTATATTGATGATTACTTGTGAATATTTCAACCTTGCCTGCATTTCCCGGACTCACCGAGCTTATTGCTAATATATCTCCATTGTCATTCACTGCTATCCTGTGACCAAATCTCTTGCCAGTACCGGGCTCACTACTTTGAATCGAAGATGTCTGTGTCCATTGAGAATAGGTGCTATCGTTCGCCAGCCCCCAGGTGTACACGTAAACTATTCCATTCTCGCTGCTGTATCCCGGAGCACCAACAAAAAGATATTTTGGCAATGTACTTCTCAGGCTGCCCACTGTTGGCTCTGCCACCGCGGTTGACCAACCAAAGTTAAGGTTGCTTAATACAGTGCTGCTGTCAGACGGTGGCACTATAGTGTTTAAGGAATCATAATTCTTGCTGAAGTTGTTCCAGATGTAGGTCTTTATCAGTCCAGCATTCTGATGCCTGGAACTGTCGCTGCCTGGCACGATTGTGTTATTGTAGGGAGCCCCAGCTACTATTATATTTTCATCCGTGCTTATTGATAAACTTTCTCCCAGCCTAGAAGTATAATCATCGTTGTCGGTCATGGACACGCTGGCCACTATGTCGTAAGTGGTGCCGGCACTGTTTGTTGAGCGACGAAAGAAATGTATGGTTCCTTGCTCCATGCCTGGGGCAGACACTATCAAAAACTTGCCATCGTTGCGACTCACTATCCTGTAGCCAAACTCCTGATTGTTGGGCGTGTCTGGTGCCGGCAGTGACACAGTGACATATGGGTCTACTTTCTCATAAATCTTCCATTTGTTTCCAACGTTGTCCACAAACACCTTGTCGCCTGGCACATCGATGTTTCTTTCCCTGTATCCCTTATAGGATATAGCATCATTGACGTTGTCCATTGACGACAACCTCACAGATACGAAATTATAAAGATTTCCGTAGCTGTCTTGCGTTGATCCGTCAACGCCTATGCCATTACGTGTTATCGTGTTGGCTTGATCAAAAGCTATCACGATGCTTTTATTGGTGGGAATCGACAATACCCTGTACACGCCATTTAAGTTTCTGAATTGGCTGTTAGATATGCCAATGTAATCTCCAACCACAAGAGAGTGTACTGATGTGAGACTTATTATTATACCTGTGAAATTATTAATTGCTGATATGGCATTGATTTTACATCCTGTGAAAGTTAATCTTTTGACATCCCAGTCATTGTTGGATTTTTTGGCAATCCATGCCAACTCATCCTTTTGTATCTGGTTCATGTCGAGATTTAAAAGATCCTGCTCATTAAACACAGTATGCTGTACGTCTGACAGTCTAGGATAACCCGCCGTACGAAATTTTTGAATAACATCTCTATCCACTCCCTCAAGAGAGTAATCATATTTTTTAAAAGTTTGGGCGGCCGTATATTCAAGTGGGGTTTGATACATTTCACTTTTCCGAACAGCTACTGACTTGATCCAATCAACATCGTCCGCGTCATTGTCCAGCAGTTCAATGCTTTGTATATTGTTGACAAACACGTCGTCTGGCATACGTATCTGTATAGAATTCTTGCCTTGTATGTTGCCGAACTCCCCAACTTTGATCATCCATTCGGGATAAATGCTTAGAGAGATGTTCTCATCCAGAAACTTTGCCTTGAGCAGCTTGTCAATCGCGTTTTGCGTACCTTTCTCTCTTATAAATCCCTGATAGAACTTGTACTGGCTTACATCGTTCAAGAATAAATTTTCTAAATAATCTCTACTCTGGTATCCTGTAATATGCTGAGCTAATTTTTGTTGCCCCTCATCAAAATTATCACTCTCTAGGTCATAAAAATCATTAAATTGTGAAATCTTGTAATCAAAATTAGGTATTAATTGAGAAGCTGGCTTTTCATTTTTGCTTTGCCAATACTCGCTATTGAAAACATTACCTGAATTATGATTTGTTTTTGCCACATAAAATTTTGCGTTGTATTCTATTGTGCTGCCAATCTGATAATCTGTATTGGCTGTCCATGCATTGATCTTTGCTTCATCAAACATAAATCCAGGAGAGTAGTAATCTCCGTTCCAATCTCCAGTCTTCCATCCAATCAGCTTGAGTCTCTCTTGTCGGAACCCGGTGACCAATTGTAATATAATATCCGAAAACACAGTCACATTGTCGAAGAGAAGTACATGTTCTTTTTGCACCGCATTCATGGTGACGTGGTAAATCCCAACCTCTGTATTTTTGCTTACTATCTCAAATGTGCTGCCAATCCTCTTGGTGCTAATTGATTGGGTGTTAATAATCTTGCCTGAGGAATCTAGCACAGTGTATTCACCTTGCAGATTTTGTAATTTACCAATCACGCTGTCCACGGTGTTAAGACTGAATCCTTCTGCGCCTGGACTTAGGGTGATTGCGGATCCGTGAGCCCATCCTTGACGAGTCCAATACAAGAACTCCTTTGCCGACATCACCCAATCCATGGTCTCTCCCAATTCATTGCTGAATCTTTCAAATACAAATCCTCGTGATTCTAAAAATTTACCGTATCCTATTAAAAAGTTTACTAATGATTGCGTGTCTCTGAATACAGTACCATAGGGTACAATTTTCACTCTATTTGACCAATCTTTGTAAACTACAGCCGTAGCGCTGCCGACTTCAAGTTTGTAACTATTATTATTTTGTAAAGGTTCAAATATCTGAAAATAAGGTTTGATTGTGTTGTATCCAATGATCTTGTATCCACCTTCGAGAGTGCTGCCATCATTCGCTACTGCGCTGTTTAGTTCAACAAGCACACCCGAATAATCAAACGTGTCCACAGGATTACTTGATCTAAATAATATTTTATAATTCTCGTCAGGTATGAACTGCGATCCGGCTGTTGATCCAGGGCTCACACTATCTGTCAATACCTTAAGATTTTGCTTGTCTGTAAATCCTCCCAGTTTGTAGGCAAGCTGCACATTGAGATTTTTCATTTTGTCATAAAAATTAGTTGCCGGATCTAGATTATTTTTAATAAGATAATTGGCCACAAATGGTTGGTATCCTGCGGTCATGTATCTAGTAGTCACTCCAGTGGTGGAATCCGTGAGTGTCTCCAAATGATATTTTGCACTGCGCAGAGTCTGTGCAACACGAGTTTGGCCATCTATTATGTTCCCGCCTAGATTGGTAGACAACCTGCTGTTGTCAAGAAAAGTTCCAAAAAACCTTGCCGGCTTGGTCAGTGCCAACAACTTCATAATCGAATATGGATATTGTGAACTTTTGCGCCATGCGGTTTCAACTGGTGATTGGTCTCCGAATTTCCACGCTGCATCCACGCCTCTCTGTTCATATTGAGTCACAAGTCCAATGGCCAATGGTGATTTTAAATTCCCATTAACATCCACGGGCAAATAATTTAAGAGGTTTGGCCTGATGTATCTCTTGATACTTTTATGCAGTCCATGGTCGAAACCTGCTGCTAGATCATTCCACAACAATTCGTTTCCCGAACTGTATGGCGCAGGGCCATAATGCTCTGCCCACCAAATAGGTCTTTGACTGTATCCAAGCATTTCCCATGGGTGGGTGTGCGGTCGGTCAGTGTCATAGAAATAGTTGTAAATGCCTCTCCAGTGTCCAGGAAGATATTCTTGTTTAATTGCATCTTTGTTCTTTGCATAGTTGTATGTGAATTCGTTGCCCGCAGCATAGATATCATTATATTGATAATCTAAACTATTTCTGCCCGTCCAGGTATAAAAATCATAGCTCAATATATTGTCGACCTCAGATAATTTATATTCGCCTTGGTTAAAAACTGATGGTATAACCTCGTTCAATGTCAATAAGTCAGTATTATATTGAGTCTTGCAATTATTGTAAATTCTCTTTTCCAGCTCCATGAGTAAATCGTCCCTATAATCGCCATAAGCCACAGTGCGACTTCCGTCGTGTCCTATAATGAGTTGAGTGGGTGTTAAATATGTTTTGTCAGTCACTATCTCGGGCTTGTATTTTGGATAAAGTCCTAACTTGGTGGGCGTGGGCGGAACAAGACTTCCTGTGGTATTGTCATAGTCCTTGATAGTAATGATATCTCCCTCGGCAAGGCCACAAGTAATCTCAACGCTGTCATCAACTGAGCTAAAGTTATAATCTAATCCTAATATTAATAAAACATCATTAAGATAGATATACACTGCCCTATTGCTTACTACCGTGGTATCAAATTGTGAATCTATTGCGAATTGAGTTTGAGTGGCATCTTGAACTGTATAGTTTCGAGTGGTAGTCCTCTCTCCGTATCCTATCATGTCCTCATAAAAGAATGGGAAAGATGATGTTCTATCGCCTATCATATTTTTGATGATGGTGTCAACCTTGCTTGCCACTGTACCTTCTCTTGCCAAATCACTGGCCTGGGATAAAAAATTTTCTTTAAATTTTTGGTATTCAAGTGAACAGTAATCAATTGCAGATATGGCATTTGCATTTTGATCAATCAACAAGAACATAGCCGCTGGCAATGCTGCTGAATGTTGTAAAATAGTGCCACCCTGTAATCTTACTTCGGGTATGTCTCGCAGGTTGCTATTTCCTGGTATGCTTCCAACTAGTGTCTCGTTCTTTTCGTTTATATCATGCACATGATTTAACACCTGTCCAAATGTAAATTCCGATATCTGTTCATTGAGAGGATTTGTTGAAAGATTCTCTGGGATTTCATACAATCCTTTATTCTGTAACTTCTTGTCACTTGAAAAACATTGTATCTTGACTAGGTCATTTATGGATAAGTTTTTTGAGAAGATTACAAATTTATTTGTAGTACCGTTTATCAAGTTATAATCAGTGCCAAGGCTTTGAGCCTGGTCGTTGACGTCCACGTGTACCTGTAGATCCTGAATACTGGCACTGTTATTATAAACGTCAATGGGGAATCTTTTTAATTCACTGTTGTCCACAACAAAAGTCCTTATCACCCTTTGTTTGCTGAGCTCGTTCCTTTTCACCCATGATGTCTTGAATTGCACTGCGCCATTACTATTGCTATATGCGACATGTGCCGTGGAAAAATTTTTCTTTACAAACTGTTCTCCACTTTTATAGCTAAAAGATCCGGAAGATATATCGGTTGTGAATATCATGTTTCCAACGTTGTTTATGGAACTATATTTGACTTTTAGTCCCAGCACCGTGTCGGTGGTAGCAGAGTCAGACACCTGATATGCAAAGACATTGGCTCCTTCGAAAGTAGAATTTGGATATACGATTGAATCGTTGAGAGGCACTGAATTGTCATCATACAAGTTGAATAATGGTTGTTGATTTAATTTTGTTTTTTGCTGTCCGGTCACCCAAGATGATTGTGCAGAGTCATAGAAAAAAGTTTTTCCTTGGTTGAGTGTGCCTAATTCAACGAAAACAGATTCTCCATCCTGTGGCCCTGCAAGGTTATCAGAGGCAAGAGTCAGTGATATAACGGATTGATTACCAATTGAAACAAAATTCACTGTGTAGATCTTGTTGTTTGCTCGTGGGTCTAGGTCATTGGTCAGCAATATCCTCATGCCATCCTGGAGTTCAACCCCATCAACAATATATCCAGTTTGTCTTACCATTGAAGAGAATGCGTCTGTGGTTACTGTGTCTATCAATGTAATGGATCTCTTTACGGTGATTCCGTGATAATACAATCTTAATCCAGAATCGAATTCTATAATGGGTCTTTTCGCCCTGTCAGACTCCAGCAGATTTGGAGTGTACCCATTTGCCTCGGCAGTTGCATCTATTACTGCCCTGTGGAACCATCTGTTGTATCTGCTCCAAGCATTGCCATCAATGCTGTCTCTCTTGATGGTGATGTAGTCTGGTGTCTCTGGCCTGTAAAAACTAATGGCGTAGGGCCTTGTATCATACTGTACAGTGTCATAAAGTTCGGTGCTCTCAGTTGCATACGATTCGGGCGTGATCAGAGTTGATGAATCCGTGAGTGTGATCGATTGTCCTACACCTTCCACATAAAATTCTTTGTTCCTGTATGTTTCGCTTATTACATTGTCTCCAAATCTTAATTTCATGCCATTGCTTAGATGCACGCCAGATCCTGTGACGTAGTTTTTTGATCCCAATATTTCCTGCGCGGGATTTATTTTAGTAGTGGATGAGATTGTTTTTACGATGAAAATTCCCTGCATTGCTTGGTGATTGCCGCATTGGTAGTACAACACATCTGGAGCTGCTGACGGCACTGTAAAAGTTAACGTGCCTAAACTGGCCCCATTGTTGGTTACTCCGCTGCTGTAAATCACTGATGTGCTTCCATCCTCCGCAAATCCTGTCTTGAATGGCTCAGTCATGATGTAAAACGGATGGCCGGCAGCATCAATAATAAATTTATATGTGTTGCCTCTGTATAGAGTTATAGATGGATTATTTCCGGCATGCGTGCTGAATTGATATGCCGCTTGTCCCTGGGCCAACACTTTGATTTCCTGCGATGAATTTGGTCCATTGTTTGATATCAGTATAGGATTCGGCCCTTCGGGTAGCCAATAATATTCTCTATAATTTATAAGTTTATCAAAATCTACCGCGGGGTTCCAGTTGTAAACCTCTTCCTTGTTCAACCTGTCGTGGTTATCTACATTGCCTCCAAAAAATTTAATCTGATTTATGTAGTCATCATACGTCGCAGTAAACTTTACTTGATCCTCTGGATTGATTGAAGAAGTGTCTTTGTCGGTGTAAGTTACCGCTGGCTCGAGTTGATAGTCATCTCTATCTTTGCTCGCACTTGTGATGTACTGGTCAGTAGATTTCCTGGTGTAGGCATATGTGCTACCGATGTAACCGTCTAGCCTGGTAAGACTGCCTGGCTGTATCAATTGATCTAGTGTGCTGGTCAAAAATCTATGATTTGTATCAGTACGATAGAAAGATGGGAGATGGGCTATCGATCTCCTTAATATCGTGCCATCCTCATTCACGATCTCTTCGTAATTAGTCTTGCTATTGATTGGTGAATCTACCATGGCTAATATCCTGTGCCACTGCTACCACTGCTGCCTGAACTTCCGCTTGAGCCACTGCTAGAACTTCCGCTGCTACCACTAGCACTTGATGTGTAACTAGTTGTAGAATTTGAACCAATCGTAGATGATACTGCAGACGTTGACCTATTGCTGGTCGTTGTGCCTGTGGTGCTGGTCACAACTTGTCCACTGGCGGCAAGTTGATTGGCACCAATGGCATCAATTATCACTACATTATCGACTGTGGCCCCACTAACGAAAATCTCATCAGCGGCGCTGCTTATCTGAAATAAAGATCCAAAAACTTGTTCGGTTTGGTTTGGCACAATGACCACAGTAAGAAGGTCCGGGGCCAGTTGTGAATGTATGTAAGCAGCTAATTCCGTAAAATAAAAAGTGTCACCAAAATCAAAATTGTTCAGGGCAAAAAATTCATTTATAGCACGAATCACTCTCGTCTTTATTAGTGCATTGGTCACATTGGTAGACGAATTTTTTACTACCTTGAAAGTGGCCTGAAACTCCTCATCTGCTCGATTGCCAAAAAGTATTTTATATTTCACAGGATGGTATATGATCTGATCCGACAACCCTTTCAAAGGATTCAACACGCCAGAATATGATATCCTCAGCTGATCAGCAGTGGAAGGTGTTGGCTCGTCCCCGCCCTGGCTCAACCATGTTCTGTACAACTGATCATATGATCTTTCAAGCATGTAGATATCCATTATGTTAGTTTGCGAAGGATCTATCCTGACTTCTTGCCCTGCAAAGTGCTTGTATTGGAATTCCAGCGAGCCTCTGCCTACCCTCGCATAATAATCTGTAGATGTTTGCAAAACTCCCAAGTCTTTGTTGTAAATTTTTATGACATCCTCTGACGCATCATAAAAATAAAATAGTTGTCCGTTGGCATAGCTGCCGGGAAGCGCTATGGTGCTTTCATTTTGTGTCACTATGAAATTGCTTGCGGAACAGGGCCTGTATCTTTCTATATTGTCATAACTGACATATTTTTGGAAAAATACGTATTTGGTGCTTACGTTCAAGTTTGGTTCAACAATTATATCAAAGATATCTGGATTGTCCACTACGCCATCGTCGTCATCGTCAAAAAAACCTACCTTTACCTTTCTATTATCTTGATACCCATCCGTCTCCTGAACGATATCCACCACTTGCCACTCTATCGGATACCCCACAGGCGATCCAGTGCTGGGCACCGTGTTGCTTTTTAAAATTTTTACAGTGTCTTTGACTGATCTGCCGGTAATGTAATCGTAAATTCTTTCAGTTTTATCAAAATGAAATTTATTTTCGCCTGCCGATTCATAAATGTAATCTATTTTGCGGTAAGTGACTGTGTATGTGTTTCCATCATTGGTGAATTTGAACCACCAGCTTGCGTCAAGGTTGGCTGATGTGGTGTCGCCAGCGTAATCCAATTCAAATGTTGACGACGTGCTTAGGTTTGCTGCTGTGATTATTTTCCAGCTTGCGTCTTCTTCGTCGTATCTCAGTGCAAATTCCTCAAAAGTTTCTATCCTGTCCTGCAGATCTGTTTTCAATGACGAATCAAATACCGTAGAAAATTTTGGAAACACTGCATTCAGCAGCGCTCCGGCTGGAATAATGTCATTGATCGTTATAGGTCCCGCTCCTGACTCTAAGTTGCCTGCTCCCCCATTTGCTCCATCGCCGACCACACCCGAGATCTTGGCCCATTGCCTGTCCTCTGCAAGATCCGTGCCTAGCGTAACGAGTTTTCCATTTAAGAACTTCCTAGTGTCGGGTGACGTAAATTTAATCAATGCTCCAGGCACAGCATATTTCAAATTGCTGGTGGCAAAATCTCCTACGACCAAAGGACCTGCTGCCTGGAAGTAACCGGTATTGGTGTTGGTGCCCACAGATGTGCTGAACCAGCTGGCGGCCAATGTGGATAAATTTTTTGTGCCATATTTTACATAGAAAAATTGACGTGCATACGCCTCCGTTAATTTAAGCTCCACTTGTCTGTTAATTGTGTCCAATATCTCATTTCTGTTTGTGAAAGTGAAAGTGAACTGGGGGGCGCTTTCCTCCCTATACAGTATACCGTCATCGGCAAATACAGACACGTTGCTGTAAGAACCTGTTGGATCTATAATCTCCTTTGCCCTACTGATGCCGCTGGCGCTCCTGTTGACTGCTTTGACTTTGATGATTTCCTGAGATGCTGACAATGGCACCACGTTGTAGTCCTCTGCTGTTATCATTCTATTTTGCGAATAGTAAACCTGGGGAGCTTTTGTCCTAATACTTTCATCGCTTTCGGTGGCCGCCGAGTTGTACACACTCTGTTGCAATGATGCCACTACTGTGAGAGTTTGAAGAGATCCATTGGCATCCTGATACTGCATGTTGAATTGTATGTTTTGCATATCCGCGGGCTGTATAGAATATTTTGCGTTGTCGCTGATCCTGTAATAGGCCCTGAATGTTCCCGATGGTATATTTGCGAAGTTTCCATCTCCGAACACAAGATCAATGGCGTCGTTGTTTTTGGTGACAACATTGTATATGTCTCTCACTCCAGCAGACAGTGAGTTGTAAATTGTGTTGTTGCCTACAAGATCCGGAACTCTGGTCCAGAGTTTCTCTATCTGTCCAAAGTCATCAAGCTCGTAAAGCCACACGTCGTCGTTGTTGATGTTGTTTATTGCTAAACTTTTCACATAGTTGGTGGTGGGCTGGTCTATAGAAAATATGTTGCTGGCCAAAGATCCTTGCTTGAATAAGAAGAAAAATCCTGTGTTGGGGCTAGAATCGCCAGCTCCATCTGTCCTATAGGTATATGTCATACCTCCTCCAGTGATTGGAGCTTGCTCATATATAGATTCAGAATTAGATATAGTGCATGGGCACACCTCAAAATTTCTAGTGATGCCACTAATGTTTTTCGAAAATTGGAACATCGGTATGTCAACATTGGTGGTATTGATTGTGTACACCTCTGTCTTGATTCCACCTATCCTGTCTGCTTCGAGAGGCTTACCGAATCTCTGTGTATCGGGATTGGTTGCATTCAGTATGTTGATTATCTGCTCCCTGTAATTTCCATTGGTACTGTCATTCCATATTATAGTTGAATTGCTTAAATTGGTACCTGAGCTGTCATTAACATTCTGCGTTGTTCGAACCGACACCAATTTCAGCAGTCCGGTGGCAGACTTGTTTCTCTTGGCATTGTAGTTGATCAGTCTGGCCAGTCGTAATATTGAATCTCTTCTACTGGCGGTTTCGATAAAGTTTTCTCGTGCATTTAAGTCCACCCTGAAGCTGAGTGACTGAGCGACGTAGGCGATTAGATCTATTAGAGCAACATACTCCGAAGACTCAACAAAATCATTAAAGTCATCTGGATAATTCTCCCTGAGATATGACACCATGGTACGCCGTAGCGTCTCAAAATCGTAGGATTTGAAATCTGCCTGTTGGAAAGCAGTGTATATCTTACGCCAATCCTCGGCTACAAGCAAGCGATTTTGTCTATCTGTAGAGGCCATTTTTTATCTGTGTTTAATACACGGATATTTATAGATATTATTATGTGCGTAGATTAAGAAAGGCGCAAAGCAGCGTTTTCGTCAAAACTGAATATCAATTTCTCTGTGATGTTGTAAGGCACGTATTCTATGGTGGCCTGCACGGATATGCCATGCTCTGTCTCGCTTACTATGATTTCCTTGGTGCTGAGCCTGGGATCTGCGTTGAGATTTTCAGAAATGTCGTCGGCAACCGCTTGTTTCACTGCATCGGTCATGGGCTCAAATATAAGCCCGTAAATTATGGTTCCGAATTCGGGATTTTCCACCCTTTCTCCCTTGCGCACACTTAATCTATTGATCAAATCTTGTTTAATTAATTCAAAATCATACAGCTTAAAATTCGTGTTGCTGGATCTGGAGCTGAATCCCTTGAACACCTGTGTTTTATTTGCACTTAAATTTTTATTTACGTATGCCATATTTTTAAATTCCTAGAACGGTGATGAAAATCCTCCAAAACCAACATCAACAATTCCTCCTATGTCGGGATTAAAACCTCCAAATCCAAAAACACTACCTAGGTTGGTGGCTATGCTTGCGATCTCTGAAGTTATAGCACTGCCAAACCCCGTCACCAGACTACTTATCTCCGTCACTGCAGTGATGTCAGATCCCATCACTGACTTGTAGATGCTGTTGACCATGTTGACAGTGCCTAGGGCCTGATTGACTGCTCCAAATCCGGGTATCTGTGATGCCAGCTGACCCAGTCCTGGTATCTGGCCTATTCCTGGTATCTGGCCTATTCCTGGTATCTGTCCAAAGCCCGAAAAAATACCTTCCACGTTTGGCGATCCGGCTTTGAATATATTTCCAAAAATATTTTCTCCTGTAAAAGGACCAGGTCCGGCGATGAATGAGTTGGCAATACCAACCTGGCCTAGATCATCTATGCCTTCCACTCCGAACAATCTATCCTTGACCTGACCAAATGCGCCCAACACACTGCCGGAAGTGGACACAATGTCTCTCACTGTGCTCAGTGCGCCGGTAGTAAAATTCAGTGGTGATGATATGGCCTTGGCCAAATTGCCCGTTGTGTACAGAAGTCCTCCTTGATCTATGAAAAGTGTTTTGCCCAAGACATCCTGCACGCCTCCGGTCAAGGCATTCACTGTCTGTTGAATGGTGCTGCTGACTCCCTCCGCTATGGCAGAGATATTGAACGGACCACCATCGGGCAAACCATAAAGTTTGTTATAATCATTGGCAATCTCATTGCAAACTTTTTGTATTGTTTGTATGTCTCCTATGGGCTGCTTGATCACGTTTGACACTTTGTTCACTGCTGATTGTAATTGCCCCAATCCTCTTTTTTCACATTCATGCTGCATGTCGGCCGCAAGCTGCATGAATCTCCTACTTGGATTGTCGCTCAATCTGTTTCTCTGAGCTATGAACTCGGCCGTGCCGGGCACGTTGCTCAAAGGACCGGGGCTAGTGCCCTTGAAGCTCACAACTTTGTCAAAATGGAACGGGAATGGCTCGTGTGTACAGATCCGCATGCCAGACATGGTGATGTTGGCATTTTGGTCAACCTTGATAGGACCATAGGTGTACTTGTTGGATGGATTGACGTCTGGTATTGCTTCTCTCTTGGTTCCTGTGCCTGAGGGATCTTGCGCGATGGTCCTTTCGTACGTGGCTATGATGTTGGGACTGGTGGCTATGCTGTTGAAGTGCACCTGCTTGCCAGTTATGTGTGTCTGCCCGGTGGCCATGTGTAATTGGGTTTCTGCCGCATATGAAACTATCGAACCTTCCGGCGCCTTGGTGGTGATGCTGCCGAACCTGGCCTGTGTTTGAACATCATAGTCGGCATATGTTTGCACCGCACCACCATCAATGACTAATTTTCCCACGCTGCTCAACTTGATCTGTTTCCTGGCGAACATGTTGATGTTGGTGTCACTGTGAAAGTTCATGTCACCTCTGGATCTGATGTTTACGCCTCCACCGGAGTATATGTCAATAGATCCGTTGGCGCTGAACTCCATCCAAACGTTTCCTGACCCATTGGCTAGGTATACAACTCCCTTGGTGTCATGCAACAATAGTTGGTGCCCTGAGGCGGATCTTAACCTTATGAGTTGATTGTCACCAATGTTGTCACCATCGTCCATGACAAAGGTGTGGCCAGACAGCCTGTCAATAATTTCTTCATGCTTAGAATTGGCCACTCCCACGTTCCTGGGCGTAGAACTGGTATCCCTGCGTCCTGGGGTGCTGATACCAAACACATTGCTTGGGCTTTCTCTCCTGGCAGAGGAAGTGGTGGTGCCTCTAACGTCATCTTGTATCAATCCCTGCTGCCTCAGCGTTTCTGCGAACGGATGTATGGGCTTCTTCAACACAGGATCCACTGCATTGCCGCCTATGGCGTCCAGTGTTGCCCTGTTAATTTCCCCGGCCGGTAGGATTTCTGTGCCATACATGGTTTGCTTGCTGTCCACGTCTGACCCTGTGTCTTGTAATCCCGTCCTGTCAGTGGCCGCTAATCCTGGCACCATGTGGTTGGTCAGTGGTTCCTGTATGCATCCTATCCAAAATGCCTGATCTGCTTTTCCCTTTGCAAATATCACCAAGACCTTGGTATCTATATCTGGGGGTACCATCCACATGCCGTATGAATGTTGTGATGCTTTGTAGTTGTAGGGATCGCTCTCGCCTAAGTATCTGGCTGTCTTTGCGCCATAGAAAGGCGCCAGGTATTCGCAAGTGACTAATTTTCCTGTGGATGATCCCCCGTACCCCGCCAGTGATTCTATGTAGACTCCTAGCCTGCCCATACGCAATGGATCTTGGTTTGATTTGACCACTCCCACGTAAGGACCTGGATCGACCACGCCAAAACTTGCGTCTTCTATAGGAAGTCCTGGTGTGGCTGCATCTCCCCCAAGGTGTGTCTTTAAACTCATTACATCTCCGCAGTTGCAATCGGTACAGTTCTGCCATCTGGAAAAATATAATATGTCTCCGTGAGTGATTGCGTCTTAGCAGTGTCCGATTGATTGTTAAACCTGGTCATGTGCAGCGTCTGTGTGAAAGCGCCATTATGGAAATTGCTCTCGACCTTATAAACCTGATACAGTCCGGAAAAGATGGCACTTTGAGTTCTGCCAAGTTCATACACACCTTTGGTATCATCTAGATCGGCTGGCATTTTAAAATTCAATCTTATTATAGGGTCGGCTATGTCTGTGTTGTAGGCTTTGTGCTTGTCACTCCATTGTCCAACGAATCCTAAATCTTTAATATTTTTGTCTGTGCCCACACCTGTGTTGGTCTGATCGATATTCACAGGCAGGAATTGGCTCACTCCTATCCATGATGGATCACCAATGATCTTCAATTGAACCTTAACCATGTCTGCAGTGGGATTGGTCAGCACATCCATGAACTGGTCAACGTCTTGTTTTAATTCCGTGGCAAACAACCCAGAGCGTGTGCTGCGGACAGATCCAGGAGCTGACTGTGTTGGCAATAGATCTTCGATTTGATCTTCTGCTCCAATCTGTGATAACAACGCCACATCCTCCTCAAATCCTATCCTGTCTTTGTTGTGTGGATTTACTGGTGACAGCTTGGTCACATACCAGGCAACCTTATAATTGATGTCCAGATCGATTATGTCTGTGTTGTTCCCAGTGAATATGTAATCATACAGCTTTTTGACTTTCACCTGACTTTGGCCGCCCAAAGACAGTCCTGGTCTCACCAGCCTAAAAATATGTAGGTCATAAGGTTCTATGTGATATTTTATTGTTTTTGGGTGTGCTTTAGTCACTTTGTCAAACCTTTTAACATCGGTTTCTAGGCTAGCTTTTATCTTGAACCATTTAACTGTAAAATCATCATTGCTTAGTCCTGCTATGTCAACATTGGTCAATATATCCTTGCCATTTTTTCCCCTAAGATTTCCCGTGGTCTTTTGGAACCAATCCTTCCATACTTCTTGTACTGGCTGCAGGCTGGTCATTGCCTCTTCAAGTACTTTTATGATAGCGGTGTTGGTGTTGATCTCCCCGGCCACATTGAACTTGTATGCTGTGGATTCCTGTTCACGTTGACGTAGGAAGGTGGTGTCTGGATCAACCTCATAGTCATTTAAAGCTACCGCCTTGCTATTTTTCACTTGGTCCGCTCCTACTTTCAATGGCACGTCAGCAAATGAAGGGTGTACTGTTATTTGATAGGTGTCCTGCATCCCTTTGGTGAATACTTTCCTATCGGCCTCGTCCTCTGTCATTTTATTTAATTTATTAGTGAAATCTTGCAAGAAACTCCTAAGTCCGTTGGCAGCTCCAGTAAGCTGCATGTTAGTCCTGATGTAATTGTACCTGTTTAGATAAGGAGCCTCATTGTATGCTATGCAATCAAGATCATAAGTGGCGCCCGCGGTGTTGACTTTTATCCCCATTTTGACTATCTTTATTGGGATATGTCTTTTGGTCGCTTGCGCATCTGCGGTCATTATCCTGCCCTGCTCATCAAAGCCCCTAAATTGCAAGGTAAGCAGGTAGGGAGCGCTTATATGGTCCTTGTATCCGCTATTGTTGGCCGCGGCCTTAAGTTTTTCAAGAATGGTCACCCCTGATGGTTCATTCAACCTCATGGTTATCTTTGTCACTGATCCTGTGCGTCTCTCAGAATTAAATCCATGTATTGAATCTATGTTGACGCTTTCAAAATATATATCCCTGCCTTGACTCAAAATAGTCTTGGCCCTATCAATGCTGGCTTGCTCTCTGTCGTTGAGCAGTGTTCTTATCTCCTCTTGAACCGGAGAGCTCCCTTGTGCGGGATTACCTATTCCTCCCGACTTGGCTATGACGTCATGTGGCGCTGAAGTCATGAAGGATACAGGATTCCTAATTTCTGACTCTTTCAACCCACTCAAAGTAAAGATGTAGTTGTACGAGGCAAACTGATGAAGCTGATTTTTTTCAAGTGAATCAAGGACTATCTTCCTGGTGGTGTTTGTGGCCTTTTCATATTCACCTGCCAGCTCCTTGGCGATGTTGATATCAAATCCGTAGTTGGCCATTTTTAAAAACCTAGATCGTTTTTTAGATTGCTCAATTTTGGCAATTGAATTATTTTTCCCGGCGAGAAATCATAAATTGGGTCTTCAATGGAGTTGGGATTCCTCTGCGCGAAGACCCACCACAAGCGAGGGGTGCCATACAAGTCATAGGCCAAAAGGTCTGGTCTATAAGCATATATCCGGTCAATAGTGTAGGAGACATCATCCAGCTCTGCGGTAATGGTCCTGGGCTGTAAGAGATCAAGGCTGATGTTGTTCTGCGTGGTATTGAAATAGGGACTTGTGTTGCTGTAAGTGGCCATTAGATGTAACCTATTCCCCTTTCGCCTTTGCCGTTGAGCCTGCCGTTGACAAAATCCTTCATTGAGAATTTTTTCACAGAATCTCTTGAATATATTGGTTGCAATTGCACGGTCACCAAACTCAAAGTTGGAGCCCATGTTTTATTCTCATCGGTGTTCACAACCACCCTTGGATTGATATTGTTCCTGCCTGCTGTATTCTGCGAAGTACAAATGTAGTCCACGTCTGCCCTAAGATCTATGTTGAAGTTTGTGACTACCACTGGCACGTTGTTGAAAACATAATCGCCATATCCTGACAGATGCAATATCGGCGGCGGGTTGCCTTTGAGCCCATCATTTTGATCTCCACCAAAGAACATCTTGGTTACCGATCTAAAGAAATGCAACATTGCCACCCAGTATCTGGCATCTTCCTCATTTTGCACAGGAAATTCTGCGCTGACTGTGAAAGATGGGGCCTCGCTGTGTCCGTATGCATAGTGAGGATAATTGCTGTGTGGCATGTTAAGTGGTGTGTAGCTGGCCGAATGTTGAATGATTATGGATGGCGTCAAAGGAAATATCACTCCCCCCGCATTGCCTAGTGGTTCCAGCACGCTGTTGGTTGCGCGACCTTCGCCTGAATCAACTGTGGCCTTATAAACTCCAAAAAAATCGCTCCAGAGATCACTCTTTGGAGGCAAAACTACCCTGACCCTATAATCTGTCTGTCCGTTCCGTGTGGAAAATCTAGCGGAGGCACGCAATTTGTCATTGGCTTCTGCGCCCTTGCTCAAGCCCGCGCCAAATAGCCGTCCCAGTGTGGGGTTTGTGGAAATCACATTTCCTATCGCACCCACTGTGCCCAGTACCTTACCCGCTGTGTCTAATATTCCCATCTTGATTCCTGCTTATTAATAGGTTGTTTTTCCATATAAAATTCAGTATACTTGAACAATATTTATAGGCATCATAATAGGCGCACTTTATAATCTCCGGGCAGCACGGCAATCAACTAAAATAAGGAATTTTTATGAAAAGGGTGAATTATCTAAATAACCGCGATCTGCTGGCGGAGATACACAAGAGCAAGAACAGCTATTCCTCTTACGTCAACTCCGAGGACGGGCAGTACGACATGATCGTCACTGATATCAAGAAGATCAACGGCGCCAACATAGCCCGAGCCAGGAAGATACAGGCCAAGCGTCTCACGGCACAGGCCTGGGAGGCCGCAAAGAAACTGGGCAATAAGAGAATTAAAATGAGTGACTATGAAGTATCACCCAGGAAAGTTAAAAAAACTGATCTGGTGTTCAGGGTGATGACGTTTGACCACATCACCACGGACAGCGAGAGGAAGAAGAATCCCAAAACACGGGCGGACCATCACACCAAGGTCAACTTCCCGCCGTTCCAGCACTACAGGATCACGGAAAAAGGACA